TATCCAACAGGTTTCTGTTTCTTGTGACACCGCGATGGAACTAATGGACATCGTTAAAAACGACGATGTAGTTATTCAAAAAATAGAGGACCGACTATTATTAGAACTCCGAAAGGATTTTGTAGTGAAGTGTTAAAAAACTAATGAACAAGAGGTGGACTTGACTTCACCTCTTTTTTTGTGTATAATTACCTTTGTCAGGGTTAATAAAGATGGATAGAGAAAAGCTTAAGCTGATTGTCAGAAACCTTGAATCTCTGGTAGAATGTTTGAAGTCAGAGGTTTATTCTGATGTTGATTCGTACAAAGCAAGTTACGAAGAAATAGCACCTTACATTAGTGATTATGACGAAGTATTTTATGAAGGAGACGATGATGGATATCCCGACTGAGTTTGAGTTTATGAAACCAGAAGTAAAACTGATCAGTGTTACTCCAGACGCAGAAAAGCATATGGCATACTGTGCTCGGGTGAGTAATCCTGCTAATCAAGACAATGAGAAGTTTTCGGGTCTCCTCAAATATTGCATTCAGCATCAGCACTGGAGCATCTTTGAGCAAGCAACTATGACGGTTGAGATTAATACCACCCGTGGATTGGCAGCTCAAATCCTTCGTCATAGGTCTTTTACATATCAAGAATTTTCACAACGGTATGCAGACGCCAATCTTCTGAATAAGACTATTCCTCTTCCTGAACTACGTCGTCAGGATATCAAGAATCGTCAGAACAGTATTGATGATCTTCCCGACTATCTCAAACTGACTTTGCTTGAAGACATCAGAGTGCATTTTGAGCAGGGTCTACGCCTCTACAACCGCCTTCTGGAGAAGGGAGTGGCAAAGGAGTGTGCAAGGTTTGTACTGCCCCTGGCAACGCCCACACGCCTCTATATGACCGGTTCTGTAAGGTCATGGATACATTACATTGATCTGCGTTCTGCACACGGTACTCAAAAGGAACATATGGAGATTGCAGAACTGATTCGTTGTATTTTTACTTGCCAGTTCCCTGCAGTATCTGAAGCACTTGGTTGGAGCCGTGAAGGATGTACCGAATGTGTAGATGCTCCTTCTATTACTATTGAATAAATATTCTTATATTTTTATGTAACTTATGGCAATTTATCCGATCGTCCACAAAGAAACTGGTGAAAAGAAAGTCGTTGAAATGAGTATTCACGATATTCAGCAGTGGTATAAAGATAATCCCGAATGGCAAAGAGATTGGTCTGAAGGATGTGCCACTCCTGGAGAAGTTGGAGACTGGCAAAACAAACTTGTCTCCAAACATCCAGGATGGAATGATGTTCTCAAAACAGCATCAAAAGCACCAGGTTCAAAAGTAAAACCATTTTAATCATTCTATGGCAAGAAGAAAGAGGGTAGATGACCAGCCGATTGGAGTTGGAATGACTGCGAAACAAATGAAACGCAAAAAACCAATCGGTGTGGATTTAATGAGAGATATTGAACCTCTCACAGAAAATCAAAAGCTTCTATATGATGCATATGAAAGGGGTCAACACATCGTTGCTTATGGATGTGCCGGCACTGGTAAAACATTCATTACTCTCTACAATGCACTGCAAGATGTTCTAGATGAAAGATCTCCTTACGAAAAAATCTATATCGTTAGGTCTCTTGTTGCTACTCGTGAAATTGGTTTTCTTCCTGGCGATCATGAGGACAAATCCAGTCTTTATCAGATTCCTTACAAGAACATGGTAAAGTATATGTTTCAGATGCCAACTGATGCAGACTTTGAGATGCTCTATGGAAACCTCAAAACTCAAGGAACGATTAGTTTTTGGAGCACTTCTTTTATTAGGGGAACCACCCTGGACAATTCTATCATTATCGTAGATGAGTTTCAAAACTTGAATTATCATGAACTTGATAGTATAATCACTAGGGTTGGTGAAAACAGTAAGATCATGTTCTGTGGTGATGCTACTCAATCTGATCTTATTAAGACGAATGAAAAGAATGGAATCATTGACTTCATGAAAGTTCTTCGTATCATGCCTTCTATTGATATTGTTGAATTTGGTGTAGACGATATCGTAAGGTCTGGATTTGTTAAAGAGTATATTCTTGCTAAAATGGAAATCGGAGTATGAGTTTTATTCATTGTAATTTTTTAGGTGATCTTGAACTAGAAAAGAAAGAAACAAATGGTATCCGCTTGTACAATCTTCCTGATGGACAGTGGGTGCCTTCTATTACATCTGTAACTTCTTTCTATAATCGTCAGATCTTTGTAAAATGGCGAGAGAGAGTTGGACTTGAAGAAGCAAATCGTATTACACGAAAAGCAACTGCAAGAGGAACTGATTTTCACCAAGTCTGCCAAGACTATCTGGAAAACAAAGAACTGAACTGGGATGATTATCAACCCATGACAAAGTTCATGTTCTATCATCTAAAACCAGAACTTGATAAGATAAATAATATTCATGCAATTGAAAGAACTCTTTATTCTCAATACCTAGGACTTGCAGGACGAGTTGATTGTATTGCTGAATATGATGGAGAGTTAGCGGTCATTGACTTCAAGACCTCAGAAAAAATCAAACCCGAAGAATGGATCGAAAACTATTTTGTTCAAGAGACATTCTATGCTGCTGCTTATTACGAACTGACTGGTAAAGTAGTAAAGAAACTTATTACTTTAATGGTTACCCCTGGTGGAGAAGTCAAGGTGTTTGACAAAAGAAACAAAGGGGATTATATTAAGTTATTAGTTCGTTATATCAAAGAATTTGTACATCACAATATTAGGTCAGATGGAGAATGAATTAGAGAAAGTATTAGAAAGTAAATTCTTCTGCCCATCTCGTTTTGCCCAAGAGATTGAGGGGATTGTTCATAGTTCAGATATGAACTATATTGATGCGATAGTTCATTTTTGTGAGCAGAATAACATTGATGTTGAATCGGTTCCTAAACTAATCTCAAAACCTCTAAAGGAAAAGATTAAATACGAAGCAACGGAACTCAACTTCCTTAAGAAAACTTCACGGGCAAAACTGGTTTTTTAATTTCACTATATTACTTTTTTGAATGATTACTGTGGTTCCTTTTGACGCCTATAAGTGCTATCTGTCTTTGAAGAATCACTTCACTAAAGACAGTTATGACTACCACAAATACTGTGGTAAAAGTCGTGCAACTGTTCAATCATTCTATAAACGGAAAGATAGAATGTGGTTTGAGAAAGTGGCACGACAAAAATCAGATCAAGAAGTTGTAGAGTTTTTCGTTGCTAACTTTGTCTCTTGTCCTGATCCAGAGTCACTTTGGATTGGTGAAATGATGAGAGAAGGTGAGGGTAGATATCAACAATGGCAAAAGAAGATTCAGTCATTGTCTTATATTTTCAAAGAAGAAACCCAGGAACTCTTTGATCAACATAAGTTTGAAGAAGTTTTTAGTTGCTCAAAGGGTCATCCTCCTCTACTCAAAAAGTTCCTGAGCGGGAAAATTAGCCTAGAAACCATGGTGATATATGATAGAATATTCCTGTACGGGAATACCTTTGATAAGAAACTCAAAGACCCAGTGTGGGAAACCGTCAGTCGTAGGATTAAAAAATACAATCCTTTTCTAAATATTGATATATTTCGTTTTCGTAAAATTTTAAAAGAGATTGTTTTGGAGGATAAATGAGTTTCTTTAGTTCCGAAGTCGTCCGTGCAGAGATGACTGAGATTGCAGAACTTCAAGAGCAAATCTATGGAAACATTTTTAAGTTTCCTACGATGACGAAGCAAGAAAAACTTGAGCATGTTGAAGTTCTAGAAACCCTTTTGGATAAACAAAAAGTTCTTTACACAAGACTGAGTTTGTCTGATGATCCCGAAGCAGTTGAAATGAAAGAACGAGTTACTCAATCTGCAATCATGATGGGTATGCCACCTGGCACTGACATGAATATCATTCTTAACAACATGTCTAAGATGCTTGAGGTGATGAAGGAGCAGATTGACAAAACAGGGTCTGACCTGTAGAATAGATGTGGGCTAGACAATCCCTTAAGCAACGTCCAAAAGCCAAATCCTACTAATACGAGGTAATCCGTATGTCTTTTTCAGATCTCAAAAAACAATCCAAACTGGGTTCTCTCACTTCCAAACTGGTAAAGGAAGTTGAGAAGATGAGTACAACTTCTGGAGGTGCTGATGAGCGTCTTTGGAAACCAGAAATGGATAAAACAGGTAATGGTTTCGCAGTGATTCGTTTCCTCCCTGCCCCTGAAGGTGAAGAACTTCCTTGGGCAAAGATGTATTCTCATGCATTCCAAGGTCCTGGTGGTTGGTACATTGAAAACTCTCTGACTACCGTTGGTCAGAAAGATCCTGTTTCTGAGTATAATCGTGAACTGTGGAACAGTGGAACAGAAGCAAACAAAGAAACTGTTCGTAAACAGAAGCGTAAACTGTCTTATTACAGCAACATTTACGTTGTAAAAGATCCCACCAACCCTCAAAATGAAGGTAAAGTCTTCCTGTTTAAGTATGGTAAGAAGATCTTTGATAAGATCATGGAAGCAATGCAACCTGAGTTTGAGGATGAAACTCCTATCAATCCCTTTGACTTCTGGCAGGGTGCTAACTTCAAACTCAAAATCGTAAAGAAAGATGGGTATTGGAACTACGACAAGTCAGAATTTGGTTCAGTTGAACCACTACTGGATGATGACGATGCTCTTGAAACCCTCTGGAAGAAAGAGTATTCATTGACTGCAATCAGTGCTCCTGATCAGTTCAAGTCTTATGAAGATCTTGAGAAGCGTCTGAAGTATGTTCTGGGTCAAAAAACTTCCCCCACTCAGTCTCGTGCTGTTATGGAGCAAGAAGATGAACTTGAAGCATATGATCAAACTTCTTCAGTTCAGAATCGTGTAGTGGAAGAACTTGAGCAATCCTATGCTCGCACCAAGTCTCCTTCACTTCCTAACATTACTCAGGAAACTGATGACGATGAAGATGATGCACTTTCATATTTTCAACGTCTTGCTGAGGAGTGATTATTCGTAGAGTTTAATATTGTCTCCTCTCTTAAGGGTTTCAGTCTGATATTGACTGGAACCTTTTTTATATTCCATAATGTCTTGCATATCATCAATAACTACATTTAGGTATCTTGGTTTCAGAACGAATATATTTCTCTTGTCATTTTCAATCTTTTCTTCATACTCATAGTTTGTAACTGGAATTGCAATGTTGTTATAAGTTTCTATTGAGTCTATGAAGTAATCATAAAAACTTATAGAATAATCTGATTGAACTTGAAGTCCTGCGGGCACTATTGTTACCCCTTGACTATTTTTTATTTCAGGAGTTTCGTAGTGATGAATACCACCATAAAGAGTTTCATAATCACCATACTTTCCCAGAAGAAATGTATCAAATTCTTGCTGAGTTAATGGCCATTCAGTTTGAATGTTTACGACATTATTGCAAATCAAAACTAACCAATCAAGTGTTGAGTCTCCATAGACTTTAAATGCAACGTTATCTGGACGATCATCACCTTCTATTTTGTACTTGGTAAAGAATGCTAGATCTTGAAAAATGTCTTCTCTTAACTTTCCCTTCTTAAATAGATTTTTGACAGGGAAGTAATCACCGATCTTAGCATCTGGTAGTCTACTAACATATTCAAAATCTGGAACCTGGCGGAAGTAACTTGGCATCTTAGTAACCTATATCGGTATCTTTATTTTGATCAATCGTTGCATAATCATCGTTAAAGACTGGTTCTAGTTCTTGGAACTGCATTGTAATTTGGTAGGAAACCATCGCACCATCTTTAAATGTTGC